TGTACGGCACTGTCGGGGCTTTCGCCCAAACTGCCGGTCTGTACCCTCTTAGATCCAGTCAGAGACTGAACCCGTGCTTGTTGTTGCTGTCGAGACGGTACCCTTTGATTTAGAGGATACAACAGCTGTGTGCTTGTACATCTTCTTTACAACTTTCTTACCATTTTTGTAATAGATTTTGTCAGGCTTTCGGGTTTTCACCCAGGCCATACTCGATCTGTTACTAGGGTCAGGAAGTCCAATAGTTGAAAGATCAAATTCTCGCAATACTTTGCGAGATGATTTGTAATGATCTTTCTCAACTGGGTCATCCGTTAAGCCCTGCAAAGCAAGCCAATAATACGGCATCATAGTTTTCACTATGCGCTTTGCTGGAGTTTCAGTCAAGAAATCAAACTGAAAACACCGGGTCCCATTCAAAAATTCAGCATGAATAGGAGGAAATGGTAGTAAGGAGTAATCCAACGGCAATTCTTGCCAATGATGGACCTTCACGCCAGAGAAGTCTGGAAAAGAAGGAGGAACACGTAAAATACGGTCCGTCACCATTGAAAGTTCTGACAAAATCCAAGTCAATGTACCCCTTATTTCTAAGGGATCCCATCGACGTGTCAGGCCATTGTAAACTTTGTAAAGGAAAGCTTCGTACCTAACTCTTGTTAGGTCCTCGGCATTGCCCTTCAAAAAGTAAGGACGTACATCTTGACCGCGGTAAAAGTCACTACCGCAAGACTCACGAAAAGGATAGCTCACAAACGTTTTATCTACATTCAACTTCAAGTGCAACTGCGGAAAAACAGCAGTCACAAAAGAGTGTAGTGCAGAGGGATATATTAAATCATCCCCGTATACTGAGAACGTTCCTTTAATGCCAGTGAGCTCTCCTATTGCTTTAATAATGCAATAGAAGACAAGAGTCTCTACTGGGAAGGTGGCCCCATTACCCATTGGTAACACTGATACTGATGAAAACGAGCTGTCGCTAACATTCAAGTTGCGAACAAATGTTTTCTTTATCAGATTATACCATGGTCTTGGTAGGATGCGATTCAGCAGTTCTGAGGTAATACTATCAGACGCTGCCGATAAATCAGCGGTTGCGTGTGAACGCGACCGTGAATAGCCTTTTACAAGGCTTCGATGGACTTCTTGCAATTTCGCAATGTTAAGTCCTGCATCCTTTAACCGCTTAGTCACGACTCTACCGACACCATAGGATAGAAATAACCCTAGTAGTGTTAGTGGCGTTATAAGACGGTACTTGTCCCAGGTCTTTGGAACTTCAACAAGGTTGAGATGAGTCATTGAAAGCTGTTTCTTGATCGACTTGAAATTCCCAAATCGTTTCAGTATCCTTTGGAGGACACTATCACCAGGTAATACCTGTTCAAGAAAAACTGCTGTACTCGGACTCGTTCCGGTGAATGCCTCGTCATCCGACAGTTTAACGTCTAGATATGCGAGGGCAAACGGGCATCCAATCGAAGACTTCTTACCAAATTGAACGTTTTCGATTACCTCTTGGCCTGGGCATTCACCCAGGATACGATGCGCAATCTTTCTAGCGCGCTGACAAACCTTAAAACCACTAAGTTTAAGTGGCATTGGTCTATGCAGCCTGATTTGCTCCTCTAGGAACTTTTCAAGTGTCCTAGCTGACAGCTCATCATCCGTATAGGCATCATGTTCAAATCTGAACTTCTTTAGGAACGCATCTACTTGCTTTGTACGTTTGAATCTTCCAACCGACACTTCTCCAAGTTCTTTGGGTTTTCGCCCGCGAAAACTGGTGATGTCGGAGAGTAGATCCATTTCGTAGCCGGCAAAGAAATTAGCTCCTTCCGTAAGTCTGAAATCTCTAAGGAGGTTACTATATAAATTAATAGCAACAGAGCCAGTGTTATAACGTGGCCCAACACCCTTCTTGCGTTTTCGCTTCTCTTCCATGAAAGTCTCCAATGGATTAGGAGGGACCCAAGTTGATCACTTAGGATCCCAATGATTAACTGCCGAATCGCTGTAACAACTAGCGTAAATAATGGCACTAGCATATACTATGCTAGCGAGCCATTCAATCGGAAGTTTGCTAAGTCGCTATCCGTAAACACCTGTGCTCCCAACATATGTAAATTTGTTTGGGCAGCCACCGGCGTTTTAGGGTGCACTTCGATCTCGATTCTAACAAGATTAAAAACAATCTCACCATCATCAAGCTCAAAAGGCACTACGATAGTACTGTAGCGTTTGGCTTTTGTATAGCCACCATTTGAGTCGCGAACCGGATTGCGAGTCCTAAATGTGCAGTTAGTACGAAGCGTAAAATCCGCTTCGCCCATATCAGCCACGTGGACTCCGTTCTTAACTTCGACACCATCACTTGATAAAGTCATGGCTGTACCACCAGTAGTTGTTCCACCGGTAGCATCTTTCTGGAGTGCTAATGAAGAAATACTCATTATGACTTCCTCTTTCGTTTTGGCATAAACTGCCAGATTAGCGAAGCCGCGTCAATAGCCTTGAATAAATCCAAGGTGCGGCCCCAAGTAAAATGTGGGAGATAAGAAATGTCAACATTGATTTCTCGGTCGTAAGATGATCTAGTATACGTATCGTCGATCGGCAATTCTGCGTCACTCCAATTTGTATAAACTGAACCAAAATTAACACGACCTTCAAGGTTGTCAATTCTAAAATTCTCAACTAGCTTAGTACCTACAGTATTGCCAAGTATAGTTATACTTGGTGCTACACGTAAGCTAGCTAGCCATGGCCCTATAGATAAGAGCCAATCCACAACGAATGAGCAGCGCGTCAATTGCCACGCTGTCTCAGGTAAGAATCTGGGTGTTAAACCCAGCTGGTCAAGTGACGATTGTTCAGCACCCTGCCTGTATTGTATACTGGCATTGACTGTGATCGTCTCATCTACTGTGCAATTAGCACGCCAAAACATAGCTCCGTCACCATCATTCACCTCGAAAGGTAAATGATATCGGTGAAAGACCAATTTCGACTTCGCTGATCTAATCTTGTCAGGATCAAAGATTTCGATCTGTTTTGCACGGACCTTTTCAATAACACTTTGGACCGTACTGATTAAGGGCCTAAGCCCGTATCTCAGTTCGAGCCACGTATTTGCCGCGGCCGGGATTAAGTCCCGACCTGCACGACCCGCTAGAACTTTCGCGGCTCCGAAATCCCTGAATTGCAATGCAAGCAGGAGGAGCCAGTTACGTTCTCTGTCATCTAGGAGAAATTTCCTAAGATCACGCAGTGGGCTACGTAGCATCTTGATTGTCTCTCGGTATTCACCAAGAGTTTCACCAAGCTCCAAATCAGCGTTTCCAACCTTCGCCTTAGCCTTTTGCAAGGCCAGCTGTTGGTAATTGCTGACATCATCGGGTGTGAATTGGGTGAGACCTTCTGCAGCTAAGTTCAGCGCAAAAGGCCCGTCGGAGTGAGCAATTTTCTTATACTCCCATCCTCGAACCCAATAAGTATGCTCGGCCGTTACACGGCCGTGCTGATACTTCATCACACCACTATGCACATGATACGGATTGATGCGATAGACGCCAGGAACAAAATGGCCATCATCGACACTATCCTTTACAGCAGGTGAATTTAAATACTGTGAGCGGTATGAATCTTTATCCGCTTTTAGTATGAGATTCCCAGACGTATCGACTATAAAAGTCTTTATGTTTGAGGTACTCCCGCCTGTGTAAATTGTCATGTCATAGCTCTCCATAAGATGTTATTGTGGATTCGCGACCCTGGGACCATCCCAGGGC